AGTTGGGTTCAACGTTTCCTGAACGTATACCCCAGGGCGTTCAAATGCCATTAGATTATCTCCTTAGTTTTAATCGAAAGTTCCATATAGTTATGCCGAGTAGTTCCCAGTAAGGGTATACGAGATAGTTTTCTTTACAGTTGATACTGACTTTGTGAGCGCGATGGCGTCTGTTGGCGTCATCTCACTTACAACTCGAACTGTTAACGTGTTACGTAAAAGGCGGCGGTTACCCGTTTCGCTCTCTACAGTATCGCGCTTTGAGTATCCATCAACGAACATAGAACGGTAGGCAGTCTCTGTACCAAGTTGGTTAGGGACTGCTAGCTTTCCGTACTTTGATGGAAACTTATTTAGTAGTTGGTACATGATTGCGCGATCATGACGTGGATGACGAGCGTAAGAGGTGATCTGGTAAGTTAGGTCGTATGCAATAGGGGTTGTATAGGAGTATGATTTGTCAGAAATAGGCGCTTGAGTGCCTTGTTGGTCACTGTCATATTCAATACCATAAGACTGTCTATTATTTGCGGGAACTATGTCAATCAGATCAATAGTTACAAATGGGAATATCTGATCTCTAACCTCAACATCTGGGTACCCAAACCAAGCTTTTACTTGACGTGGGGTGGAGGCGTCGTCTTGTACGACCATGCCTTGACAAAGAGTTTTAAGAGCCAAGTCTTCTGCAATAATAAATGGATTGCCCATTACAAAAGCCCTTCCAATTGCTCCGCAAAATCGTCTAAAAATGCCTCAGCAGTTACGTTTTCAATATAGTTTTTACTACGGGATATAAAAGGTCTAATTGCAGGGTTTGGAAGCCCAAAGATTTTCCCATACTCAAGGTCTTCAATTTGGTTTGCTAACTTTTCAGGGTAGTGCACCCGAAGGTTTTCCCCATCAAATCTTATGGATAATGAATTAATTACCTCTTCAGGCCAGCCTGCAGTAGTAGCAGAATCTTGCAGCTGCTCTGTAAGGTCGGGTATAACCTTTTGAGCTAAAATGGCAACAGCCTCGTCTAAATTATTTTCTTCTGTTATCATGCTTTACCGCTTTGCCTAGGATTTGCAAAATATTGCGCTTTTGCTCTTTGCCTTGAAACGTCAAGTAACCCTTTGTGTTTAGGGGTGTAGAAGGCATGGAAACTCCTAAGTAAGCAAGGTAAAACGCAATTGTGTTACTTAGTTCCCGCATGGAAACTACTATAAGGATAAATGAAAAAGGGTGCTTTCGCACCCTAAATCAGTATTAGTTTTTAAGAACCAGCGTATTAGTTTTTAAGAACCAGCAGTGTTTACGTAAGATGTTAAAATAACGCAACTGTTAGTCATAGCCGCTGAAGCGTACCCGTAAATAGTATCCCCACCATTCAGCCAAAGTTGAATAGTAGTAGGGGCACTAGCAGAAGCTGCAAGAGGCAGGAGAATACCAGCGTTTGCGCCACTAACGCTCCCAAGGGTGTCATCACCAATAGCCATGCTCGCCACAGTATCTCGGTTTTGAATGGTCACATGACAAGCGGTAGCACCCTTAGGTAATGTATAAATTGCTGTTTTAGTAGTAGCTGGAAGAGAAACTACAACGTGGTCAAGAGGCATTACTTCTTACCCTTGACTTTCTTAGCTAATGCCTTGTCCATCTTTAGGTCTTCTTTAGGAGATGGGTTTTTCTTATCCATCTTCTTGTCGCCCTTTTCAAAAGCTGCCTTTTGCTTAGGGGTCATGCCCTTCATTACTTTGGCATCTTGCTTTTTATCAGCTTTTTTGCAAGCGCCTTTACAGTTTGGCTTAGAGCAACCACATCCACATTCTTTGCACATTACTTGTTACCTGCTTTCTTTTTAAGGGCCTTAAAGTCGGCTCCGGTTATCTTATCTTTTGGGGTAGCTGTTCCCGCAAGCTTTTGCTGCTTTGGGGACAACTTCTTTTTAGACTTTTTACCCATACATCCGCAAGTTGCGCACATATTTATTTTCCCGTCTTCTTAGCACTTTTTTTAACTTTTTTAGGAAGAGTTTTACCTTTAGGGGTTTTGTCTTCCCATTCTTTAGCCATCTCTGGATGCTTAGCATACATGAGTTTACGCTGAGCTTGCGACTTAAATGGCATTTTATAGCGCGTTATTCGTAAAGCTAAGGAATTGGGGATCGTTAACCATTTCTTCAGGCATGACCTGCTGACAAGACAGGCTTAGAAGAACAAAGTTCTCGTTAATAATGCCTTTTTGTTGAGCCAAGTATGGGCGAAAGACTTCATTCTTCCAAATGATACGGCTCCTACCCTGGTCGTCTGGGTTCATCATTGTCCCAGCTTCTATTGCCTCTATGTATTGAGAGCTAATAGTTAATTGTAGAGTATCAGAGTTGTAGAAGCCCGCTTCGGTAACTTTAGTGTTTCCTTGACCTATGACGGCTTTTATGACTGGGACAACGTAGGGGCCGCGCCAAACTCTACCTGAGGCATCCATTCTAGATAGGTTATCGCCAACATCATAAATAGGATCTATCTCAGAGTTAACTTGGTCGTAGATATACCAAAGGGCGCTGGTTCCAGCTGGCCTAGTTAAATCAACGTCAATGGCGGCAGATATAGCGTTCCTCTCAAAGTTCGAGGTAAACCTACCTCCAGGGCTATAAGCGCGTGACATGCTACTAGAATACTGTAAATATCTCTGGTAGACTGCGTTTATGAATCTAGTACAGAAATCCGTATCTAACGGAGGAAAACTAGCTCCAATAGTAATACCTAATGATCTAACCAGCGGCACTGGGCTTATGAACCCCTCTATCTTTATAGATGATGATGGGGACATTTTAGTAAACCTTAGGCATGTAAACTACACTCTGTATCATGCTGAGAATCAACAAAGGTTTCCCAGCCGCTGGGGTCCTCTATCCTATTTGCATCCTGAAAAAGACCAACGCTTAGTTACCGAGAACTATGTATGTAGGTTAAATAGCGACTTGGAAATGACAGACTACGCACAGGTAAAGATGCTAGACCTGCACACCCCTATATGGGAGTTTCATGGTTTAGAGGATGCTCGTCTTGTGCAGTGGTTCGGGGAGTACTACTTAGTGGGGGTGCGCCGAGATACTACCCCTAATGGTCAAGGTCGTATGGAAATTAGTACGATTGATATTAATAAAGAGGGATGGTCAGTCGAAGAGGTATCTCGAACTCGAATCCCCGCGCCAGGGGAGGACGCATCCTACTGTGAAAAGAACTGGGTACCCGTATTAGATAAGCCTTACCATTTTATTAAATGGACTATGCCTACCGAGCTGGTTGTTGTAGATCCAGATGAACCCATATGCGAACAGGTGTTCGTAAAAGATACGCCACCTATAGTTAAAGACCAACGTGGTTCTTCTCAAGTTATTCGTTGGGGCTCACTTTACATATCTATTACCCATGAGGTTGACCTATTTAAGAATTATCTAGAGCAAAAAGATGCCGTGTATCGTCACAGGCTTATAGTCTGGGATGAGCAGTTTAACTTTGTAGGCGCTTCTAATCCTTTCTCATTCTTAGATGCTCGCGTTGAGTTTTGTGTTGGTGCGGCTAAATTAGGGGATGACCTTCTTATTAGTTGGGGCTTTCAAGACAATGCAGCTTTTGTTTTGCGCACTCCTAAGGTAGTTGTTGAGGACCTGATTAAGGAGGCGTTGAGTTATGAGAATTGAAGAGCTTGTCTCAAAGTTATCTAGAGACCCATTTAATCCGCAACTTAACTTTGATTGCGCCGTAGAGTACGACAGATTAGGGCAAGGAGCCTCTGCTGTTTCTTTTTATTTGCGCACAGCTGAGTACGGTTACATAACCCATACCAACCTTGCTTATAGAGCTATATTAAGAACTTCTTTATGCTTTGAAACTCAAAACGATAGAGTCGCTACCGTGTCTAACTCCATACTACAAGCTATTGCTCTATGTCCAGAGCGCCCTGAAGCTTACTTCTTAATGTCTAGGTTTCATGAAAGGCAAGCTAATTGGCAGGAGTGCTATACCTGGGCGCGTTTAGGTTTAGCAAACTCTGACGGCTTTATACGTGATGTGTCTGATAGTTTAGTGGAGTACGGTGGCATTTATTGTTTAGAGTTTGAGATCGCGGTAAGTGCGTGGTGGCTTGGACGCCGTGAGGAGAGTAAAGCTATATTTACTAAACTCTTGTCTACTGCATTGCCCGCGGAGTATGCTGCATCTGTTAAGGCTAACTTAGAAAGAATAAATAATTAAATGCTGTTTGATATTGGGGCAAATCGTGGGGACGCTGTAATGGCGGGGTTAAACCAAGGATTTACTAAAATAATTGCTATTGAAGCAGCGCCTAGAATCTACAAAGAATTAGTTTCTAACTTTATCTACGATACTAGAGTGACTTGCATAAGAGCTGCTGTATCAGATACGGATAACCAGCGCATTGAGTTCTATGAGGCTGAAGAAGATGGGCTGTCTACTCTTAACAAAGAGTGGTTAACTAAAGATGATATGCCATATAAAGACAAGCCCTATAGAACAATAAGCGCTACTACTATTACAATTGACACTCTTGTAAAAGAATACGGTGAGCCTACGTTAATTAAGGTTGATGTAGAAGGCGCTGAGTGGTCCGTATTTAAGGGCATGACTAAAAGCTATGGGACTTTAACCTTTGAGTGGACAGATGTTACCTTAAGTGAGCACTGCTCTCAGTTAGAGTATCTAGCATCTCTTGGTTATACAGAAGTCGCGCCACAGTTTATTGTTCATCACCTACAAGAGCCCACAGAGTGGTTTCCTATAAAAGACTTTCATCTATGTGACTGGGTTATACAAAACAAAGACGAATGGGAAAACGGAGGCTGGAAGGTATCCAACCTCCGTCCTACAGCAGATGTGGGAATGTGCTGGGTTAGGTAGTTAAGGTGCCTGGTACAAGTTTATTGTTGGCATTTGCAATAGCTTCAGCAAACACTGCGACATCTGATGCAAAATCTACGGCATAAGGTTTAGAAGAAATAAGCTCAAGATGTTCAGAATTTCTTTTAAGTTTGTCTAAAGCTTCATCGTTAAATACCCCAGCAGCTATGACCTCATTAATAACCCCAACGCTATCGTAAGCATTTTTTATATTTTCTGCTGGTTTTGTTTCAATTTGATCCATTTAGTTGCTCCTTAAGCACTGCTATCTCTGATGATAGGTCTTGAATTGCCTTAACAAGTACGGGAATAAGGCTGGACTCATTATATTTTAAGTTTTCGTGGTCTCGGTCATCAATTATAACTGGAGAGCCGCCCTCAAGTTCTAATATGTCTTGCGCAAGAAACCCATATCGAACACGAGAGTCTTCTGCAACTTCTAATCCATCTCTATTTTTTAAGAATTGATAAGCTGTCGGCTTTAATGAATTAACAAAATCAAGGCCAAGGGTAACGGGAGCAAAATTGGTTTTATCTCGTTTATCTGAAGTTACTGTCCAAGCTACTTTTATATTTGCATTTGCTGTACTGTTATTACCTACAACAACATAGTTGCTTTGAGTTGTTAAATTAGCTACAGCATCTGTACCAGCATCCCTACCTAATACAGCGTTATTTCCCCCTGTGGTGTTATTATTAAGTGCGGAGTAACCTACTGCGGAGTTGCTTATGCCTGTAGTGTTCTTTTCCAAAGCGTAAGAGCCTAGGGCTGCGTTGCTATTACCTGTGCTATTGCTATCCATTACGGCATGTCCAACTGCGGAATTAAAGTAACCTGTAGTGTTTTGAAAAAGTGCAGACCCGCCTACCGCAGTATTATAACTATTTGTGGCGCTAGCCAAAGCAAATGTTCCTACTGCGGTGTTATAGCCGGAGGATACCATGCTAGAAAGTGCGGAGTAGCCTACTGCGGTATTTCCAATGCCTGTAGTGTTAACGGTAAGTGCAGATGAACCTAATGCAATATTATTACTTCCCGTAGTGTTGCTTACTAATGCGCTGGCACCAACTGCGGTATTTGTTGACTGTGCTCCAGCGCCCTTACCTACAGTCAATCCACTTATTGAAGAGTCATTAGCTGTGGTAACGGATGTCACTGAAATAGATCCTGTTGGGGATGGTCCTTGTGCACCAGTTGTCCCTTGTGCACCAGTTGTCCCTTGTGAGCCATTAGTTCCATTAATACCCTGGGGTCCTGTAGTGCCTTGAGTGCCCGATCCTGTAATACCTTGCAGGCCGGTGTTACCCTGCGCACCTATTAAACCCTGCGTACCTTGTACGCCTTGGATAGATAATCCTTGTGTACCTTGGACGCCAGATACTCCAAATAGCCAAGAAGAATAAGTACCTGTACCAAAGGTTTGGGCTACAGTTACTGTTACGCTTGAGTCAGGGGTTATAGATGTTATCTGACCTGTCATAGAGGCTGTAACTGCGCCTGAAGTTGGGGTGCTTACAATTACTATTTCATTTAGTTGGAATGCGCCAGTAGTTGCTACTGAGAACGTTTTAGCGCCAGTTCCAACAGCTACTGTAGATGAAGAGGTAACCCCAACAAAAGAGCGCCCCTGAATACCTTGTGCTCCCTGAGCTCCGGTAAAACCTTGTAATCCTTGAAGACCCTGTGTTCCAGTAGCGCCTTGCGCACCAATTAATCCAGCATTTCCTGTAGAACCTTGTAAACCTTGGATACCTTGGGCTGCATATAATCCATTAAGACCCTGCGTACCAGTAGTTCCTTGGTTACCTTGAATACCAGTAAGTCCCTGAATACCAGTGGTTCCCTGGTTGCCTTGTATTCCCTGGTTACCTAGAAAGCCTTGAATACCTGTAAAGCCTTGAAGACCGTTATATCCTTGAACTCCGATAAAGCCTTGGGTTCCCTGTACACCCTGAGTACCCTGCGGTCCAATTACGCCTTGAATACCTTGCGCGCCTAAATTACCTTGGATACCCTGATTACCTAAGTTACCTTGAATACCAGTAAGTCCCTGGATTCCTGTAAGTCCAATTAGACCTTGTATTCCTTGGTTACCTAGGGTGCCTTGTAAGCCTTGGATACCTGATGAGTAAGCTAAGGCGGTCCAAGCGGTAGAGCCAGTACCTATTTTAATTCTACTTGTATCTGTTTCCAGACCAATTTCGCCTACAGCAAGGGTAGGGTTGGCGGTAGTCCACTGAGCAGCGGTTCCGCG